ATTTCACATCACTATTGAGGAAACCACATGATCGACAGTGAATTGATCGGGAAGACGAGTATGCAACTTCTCGACCACATGGAAACTGATTCCAAAATTGATGGAGGCAAGATTATTGCTGTCGGTGTCGTGTGTGTGGTTGAAAACGCAGATGGTGATGCGACGTTTACTCGGTGTTGGTGCAGTGACACTGAGTATTACAAGCAACTTGGTCTATTTCACACTGCGATTGAAGTTGTTGAAGACGGTTTGATGCCCGAAGAGGATGAGGATGCAGACGGGTGAAAGAACGTAAGCTCAGGTCAGATCGGTACTCAGAGAATGGTGAATTGAAGAAGTGTTCCGGGTTTCTTCACCGTGAGAACCCGGTAATGCTTCCTCTTTCACATTTTCACATGCTGAAATCTGGGCACATGGCCGGAAAGCCGATGGCTGAGTGCATTGAGTGTTGGCGCTCACGTCGAGGGCTTGACCCTGCTCAACGGCGTGTTGACCGAGCCGAGTGGGTGCCTGTGATGACTCGTCTAATTGAAATTGTTGGTTCTCAAGCTGAAGTAGCTCGCAAGATAGGTCGGTTCCCAAGCACACTTTCACGGGCCAAGACGAACAATCAGATGGGTGCCGACCTATTTCGTGATATGCAGAACCTCTTGCGTGATGTAGAAGTTGAGCAAAAGGGAAATCACGTCAATTGGAAGCGTGGTGAGGCTGAAGTAGTTGATGCCCATGAATTTTCAGTCATCCTAAAGAAATTTGCAGAGGATTGGCTGCGAGAACGACCCAAGAACAGTTGGTCGGGCACAGAGACCCTGGAAGAAGATGAAAAAGAGGGTTTCTATGGCCCGGTTGACTGGTTAGCTGAAAAAGCTGAATTAAATGTACGTCGTGTTCAAGCTTTTCTCAACGAGGAAATCGAGAATGTTCCTCTCAGTCAGGCTGATGCTCTCATGCAGGCCATGAATTTGACCCATTTGTGGGGAATCACAATTCATGTGAAACCAAACCCCCAGTGGTCGATGGAAAGTTACATGGCATACATGAAAGAGCGCGGCTGTATCTGATCTGTTGTAACCTGTTCTAGCTGCCGCCTTCGGGATGGTTAGCTTCGGGCATGAGGGGGTGGGAAACCGCCCCCTCTCTCTATTTCGCCTGGAAATGGGTATACTTCCTATGGACGCATGAAAACCACGGCCAATCCTGGCCGTGAAAACCGCGTTTCCCGAGGACGTATACCCAAATGAACGAATTTCATGATGGAATTCAACTTCTGGCGAAGCCGGACATTTGGGCACAAAAATTGAAGTTGAGGGTAGATGGACATATATTCACCATGGAGGGTCGTGAATATGTCATCCCCGTCATCAGGGACACGTCCAAGAAGCTGATCGTGAAGAAGGGTGCTCAGACAGCATTCACAATTCTCTTTCTAGTCCGAACATTTCACTGGATCACTGAACGAGGTTGGCACCACATGTACCTCTTGCCTGCCAAGACCGGCGCTGTGCCCTTCGTTCAGAAGCGAGTTGACCCGATCATCAAGTCGAGTCCAGAGCTACAGCACAAATTCAAGACGGTTGACAACCGAATGCACAAGCAAACCAACGATGACATCGCTCTTCTGATTCGTGGAGCGAATGTCGAGTCTGAATTGCAGGAAACCAACGTAGACGTAGTGATCTACGACGAGTACGACAGAATGGCGACAGAATTCCTTTCAGACGCCAAGCATCGTACCGATGGTTCCAAGATCAAGCGCCTCACCTATCTCTCTACGCCGACCGTACCCGGTCATGGTCTCGATTCAGATGACATGTGGTACGCGAGCGACATGATGAAATGGTTTGTGAAATGCCCTGGCTGTGGTCGGGCACAAACTCTCACCATGGAAGAGAATTTGAAAATCGGTGACAACATGTTCGACTGCAAGTTGGAATGCCAGTTTTGCTCTCGGGTCTGGAAGGATCATGAGCGAGCCGCTGCGAATGCAACCGGATACTGGGAACCTCAGCAATTGGACGGCAATTTCAGAGGATACCACATCAACCAGTTCAATTCACCGACTATGGATTTGTCCGACATCATGGAGGACTACTTCGAGGGTCAGAAGGATGCGAAGAAGCTCAAGGCGTTCTTCAACCAGTCTCTCGGAGAACCATATGCAGCCCCCGGCGCACAGGTTACTCCTGAAATCCTCGATGGTTGCATCCGAAAGTCGTATCAGATTGGTGGAATTCCCAACGGTGGCGTTTTCATCGGGATTGACGTAGGACATGATGAAATTTACGTCAAGTGCGATCACCTGCTTAGAAATGGTGAGCGCGGTCTTTGGAACATGTACCACATCAAAGACAAGCCTGGGCAATCGGCCTGGGAGTGGCTTGATGAGAATTTGCTGTCAAAGCTCACGTCTTGGGTTGCAGTCTGTGACGCCCACCCCGACAAGAGGGGAGCTAACGCCCTGGCAGTGAAATACCGTGGTCGGTTCTGGATGGGCTTTGAAAAGGACAGGCCCGATCAGGAGGAAATCGCCAAATTCGATTCTCCTGGCTTCGGTGAAGCTGGAAAGGTCAACATCGACCGCACACTCGCTTTCGACTCAACGGTATTTCAGATGATGAACGGGGGGTACGTCCTACCGGGTCACGCCAGGATGCTCGGTGCTGAAATGCCGAGGCGTGATTACAACGGGTTCTACCACCACATGATCCAGATGGTTCGTGTTGAAGAGGAAGATGCAAAAGGAATTGGACGAGCACGATGGCAAAAAAACAAGAACCCAGACCACTGGCACCATGCAGACATGTTTGCATTCGTTGCAACCATGAAAAAGCCGATGCTCGTAATTCCTGGTTACATGTCCAAGGCACTCCGAAAAGCCGGAACACCGGCGGCGGTCTAAATGGCACCTAGGAAAAACCCATCTACGAAATCACCTGAGTCAAAGGCCGCAGCGTTGCAGGCCAAGACTGACAAGGTGAAAAAGCGGTACAAGGTCAATGTCAAGCGAAAGCGGAAATTCGACATCGAAGGTGAGCAAGACCTAGTTTCAGATATGGTCGTGATTCTGAAGCTCGCCAACTACACGAACACACAGATCGCAATGATTTGTGGAATTTCAAGAGGACAAGTCAAAATCTTCTTGGAAGATGGAAATGTACGGAAGAAGTATCTCGCGCTCAAGGAGAAATTGCCACAAGCGGCTCTTGACCTTGGGCGTCAGTATTTGATCGAGGCTGTTCAGGCTGTTGCTCACGTCATGAGAACGAGCACTGACGACGCAATTGTTCTCAAGGCGGCTGGTGAGTTGTTTGACCGCTTCGGAATTCCAAAGTCATCGAAGATCGAAACTACACCTGATCCGAGTGAAGGTGACGGTGATCCAATGTCCGATCCAAGTCTGATGGTGAAATTGCGTAAAGCTTCGCCGGAAGTTCAGCAAGGCGTTGCTGACTTGCATGAAATGTTCATGTCAGGCGTGGAACAATTGCTAGGCAAGCAAGAGGAAACCTCTGATGAGCCTACTTGATAGACCACTAATCACAAGACGAGTCGGTGAAACAGTCTCCGGTGGAGGCCACACCGACATTTCACGTTTGATGGTGCCTGGAAACTTCTTCGGAAGGCTTCGCACAAAAGCACGGAATTTCACAAGGTCATTCTGGCCGCAGAATTCACCTGTGGCGAAAACGAAGGTCGTTTACGACCGAACACGCATCATGTACCGCAACGATGACCCGAGAACCAATCTTGGGTCAGGTCTTGTACGAAGGATCGTCAACAGTCGGATGGATTTCATGGAACTGCCTCATCCCGCTACTGGTGATGAGATTGTCGATGAATTTCTTGAAGACTGTATTCATGTCTTCTGGGCCGGTGTGCTGCAACAGATGATCCGTGACTCAGTGCGTGACGCGGATACGATTGTCCGAATTCGTCGTCATCGAATTGATAATCCACTGGTCACACCGGAAGAGTGGGAAGCCTGTTATCTTGAAATTGTCCCTCCTGAGAAGTGTTCGATCCTCTACCGGGAGAATGGCGACTTCAAGGAAATCGAAAAGGCGTACATCAGGCATGAGCGTGATTTCGTCATCGAGGATCAGCAAACCTCGGGTAGTGCGATCATCTTGCCGCAAATTCGTGAACACGTCATCATCGAGGAAATCACACCTGATACCTACCGTTACTTCGATCAGACTGAGGGCCGATGGCTCGATGAGTTTGAACAGGACAATTCATGGGGATTTGTTCCGTTGGAAGAAGTCGCCAATGAATACGATGCTTCAGTTGAAGGTGGGCAGAGCGATCTAGAGGCTCCGCTTCCCTTCATCATGGCGCTCCACGAAGTCATCGCTCAGTCACTCGTTGCTCACAAGGCACACTCGATTCCAAAGGCGAAATTCCACGTCAACGAATTGACCACCTTCCTTGCCAACAACTTTCCAGACTCGTTTGAGACCGATGAAAACGGGAATGTCGATCCAAACTCGTTTACCGGAGAGGTAAACTGGAAGGGAACTGAAATTCTGTTCTTCCAGGGAAGTGAAGAGGATGCTGACTACTTGCAGGCTGATAGTGTCCTGGGTGATTCCAAAGTTCTGGCTGATTTCTTGATTGAGTGCATCGCAATCTCGTCTGAAACGCCGCGCTCGATCTTGATGGCTGCAACCCCTGACACTGTTGATGAAATGGTGCCATTCTCCAAAGCGATCAATCGAAAGCGCAAGTTTTTCACAGAGGACATCCAGAACATCTGCAAGATGGTCTTGGCAATCAATTTCATGCCTCCTGTACGAGTCCCGATGCATTGGGACGAATTGACGCCCGAGGAAGCCCTTGTGAAGGCTCAGGCGCTCCAACAGGAGGTTATGGCTGGTGAAGTGCTCGCCACCCGCAAGGTGATCTCAGATCGCACGATGCGAGCCAGCTTGCGTCGGAAGATTCCTCACATGAAGAGTGACAGCGAAGAGCAGAAGGATGCTCAGAGCAATGAGGAAATTCCAGTAGTGTCGGCGCAGTCGGTCTCAGGATCGGACAGTGGCAAGAATGAGTAAGCCTCGTTCGATCAGAATGCGGAAACGATTTCAACGTCGGCGGTTCGGTCGCCCAGCGATGAACCCAACCCGCCTAGCTGCTGCTCGCGCTCGCGGTCGGCTGCGTCGGCTGAAAGGACGGTAACGTGAAGGGTAAAGTAGTGATGCTCGGCGGGAATTCACGGGTCATCACTCGTCAAAGGCTTCAGCGGGGAGTCAAGGAAATCAAAGACGTGAAGAAGCGTTGGAGGATCTTCTGATGGCAGGAACCGTTCGGATCAAGCTCAACACTTCCAAGTACAACGACAAGTATTTCAGAGGCAAGTATCGTTCTGGAAGAAATGTCTCTGTCAAGCTCAACGGGCCTCGCGCTCGCTAATCAAAGAAAGGAGGGGAAATTGGCTAAAATTCGTAGAGTAACCAAGTCAGGCGTTCCGGGTTTCACTTCGCGGAGTGTTTCCGGGTTCACTGGTGACAAGGTTTCACGCGACCGTGTGAGTATCGACGGTGTGAAGCGTGTCTTTGCCCGAGACCCGAACAAGATCAATCGTGTCATCGGAACTGACAAGGATGTAATTTCAGTCCTGAAGGTTCAGACCGCAGTTGCAGCCTCTCTGACGACTGCACATGCTGGTGCGAACAACGACTTGAAATTCACTGCAAAGCCTGAGGGCACTGTGGGGAATGCTCGTCGTGTCGCTTTCGTAGTTGCTGGTGCTTCTACACCGTTGACCATTGGTGTGTCAGGAAATGACATCACTGTGAACGTGGCAACGAGTGCAGGCAGTGCTGCGACTTCAACTGCGGCCGAAGTTCGTGCTGCGGTGATGGCCTCTGCACCTGCAATGGCACTGTTGGACAAGGTGGAATTGGCATCAGGAAATGATGGAACTGGTGTCGTCGCTGCTCAGGCACTGACAAACCTGACTGGTGGACTGGAAGCTGTCACGGTTCCGTTCGCAACGCCGAATCAGGTTGCAATTCCAAACCCGAAGATCCTTCGTGCTGGTGTAATCAAGCGGTTTGCATTTTCACCGTTTGGTGGTGGAGTGAAGGGTCTGAGAAATCGCTCGGCAAACCGCAACATCAAGAAGTTCTGAGGAAATCATGTCTGATATCACACGAGAGTATTACGAGGATCATGTAGGCCGAATCGGTGAAATGGGTTCGCTTGAATCCATGACTGATGATGGCCTAACTGTTCCTGCTGAATTTCTCGAGAAAGTGAAATCAGCTGATGACGACCCAATGTTCATCACCGTCGAGGTTGAGTCGGGAATGTCTCGCTCCAAGTTGAATTGGTTGCCTGAGCACGTTAAGCAGGTAGTGGACATGGTGAACAAGGATCGGATGGCAGGAAATCTTGGGCATCCTCTGATCGAGAAGGAAGCCTATGAGCGTGATTTCCCAGAGCCGCATGTTGTGTGGGTTGCGGCGAAGATGCGTGAGGCAGGCGGTCAGGCAGTTGGGAAATTCAAGGGATATGTCCTCAAGGGTGCCAAGGCTCGGGAGTACCTGAAGCTTGGTCTCATTGACGGTGTATCCTGGTTTGGAAATACAACGATGCGACCACGGCGTGAAGGTGGATACGACGTGGTGAAATTTGAACCGGAAACTCTTGACTTCGCCAGGAAGGGTCGCTCGGGCATGAATACCCGTGTTCTCTCTTTGGCGGGGGAAATGGCATCGAAGGGAGGACTACAAGTGGAACCGCGTGAAATTGCTGCACTTAGTCCTGCTGAAGTCAAAGAGCACGCACCGCTCGTTTTCAAGGCAATTCAGGACGAGGGGAAGACGGAGCTTGAGACCAAGGTAGGAGAGCAGACCGCTGAGATTGCGGCGCTAGAGCCGGAAGTTGAAATCACGAAGAAGGTTCGTGAGCTTCTCGGACTCGCTGAGGGTGAAAACCCCATCGAGAAGTTGAGCAACATGATCGAGAAGCTTGAGGAAGGCGCGACTTCTGAAATCAAGACGTTCGTGAAGGGTCTCGTTGAGAAGAAGGTCAAGACTCAGCGTGGACAGGCGCTTCTCAGTCGTATGCTCGGTGAAATGCATACCGAGTACGCTGACAAGCCTCTGACGGATGATCTGAAGAAGGAAATCGAAGACGCCTTCGAGAAGAAGATCGAAGACGACCAGGACATCAAGGTTCTCGTCGGTGAAATGGGCGGTTGGGCTGAGACTGAAGGTGCCGGTGAAACCCGCGAGCGTGGCAGCGGGACGGTACTTGGTGGTCAGTCTCGGGCTGGTCGGGCGCGTCGTGAAGGAAATCTCAGCGACGCCGCTGGTACACGCCGCCACGGTTCAGTGACAATCACCAAGCGCAAGCTCTCGTAGCTGAAAGGAGGAATTCATGTCAGCATCTGGGCCAGTTCAAGAACCCAAGATGTTCCCCGCCGCAACCATGGAGGATCAGGAGGCTGCAATGGAAGGAAATCCTGACAATGTGATCGTACTGGGTGGAGCGCCGTTTTCTTCTCCTGACCCTGAAACGATTGCGAAGACGATGCTTCCCCTTTCAGATGGCACTTCTGCCTATGAAGCTCGGGAAGATGTTGTACGCGATGAAGATGGTGCTCAGGTTGAAGGAACGAATTACGATTCCATGAGTCCTGCTGAATTGAAAACTCTCGCTGAAGAGCGTGATCTTTCAGTCACTGGTACTGGGGCGAATGGAAATGTTCTGAAGAAGGATCTTGTCGCCGCACTGAAGGAAGACGACACTTCAGACATGAAGGCTGCTGATTTCAAGACACAGATTGAGGCTGCAACGACTCAGGAAGAGCTTGACGCTGCCGCAGAGCTTTATGCGGATTCCGGCAAGAACTATTCCACGGTCGTTACGGCTGTCGAGAAGAAGCAGACTGAAATCAACGAAGCCAACGAAGCCGACTCCGGCGACGGCAACGACTCGTAATTGGAAAGGAGGAAATAGAAGATGGGCCGCAAGATCACTGATGGTAACGCAGTCGATGTCCAGGCTCCTGCCGCCACACTCATCGAGAAAGGTGAATTGTACCGGATCGACGGGTGGACGGGATTTGCCATGGATCAGGTTGACGCTACCGAAGTAGACAAGTCCGTCGCCCTGGAAGTCACGCATTCGCTTTGGCGGTGCAAGGTTCCGGCGGCAACGGCTGCTGCGCGTGGTGATTTCCTGAACTGGGCCACAGGTGCCGGTTTCAAGAAGGGTTCTACAGACCTTCAGGCAATTGCTGCACCCGCAGATGGTTCAACCCCTGTCCTCGCTGTTGCGAAGGTCGAGGGAGTCCGAAATGCAGGCGGCTATGCCACCCTGCGACTCGTCCACATCTAATTCAGGAAAGGAGGATAACAAGTGACTCGTCTAGTCAGTTTCAACGACATTCGCAACGAACGCATCGAGAACGGCTTTGAAGTTGAAGTCGCAACCTTGGAGCGTCCGATTGGTGAAATGATTACAACCTCCGACGGCCTGATGGATTTGGTCGAGAAGGTTCGTGTCGATGTGGAATTCGGACAGGCTGAAGTACCGCTCCTGTACGAAGACATCTACCGGCGAATTCCAGGGCCGTTCCCTGGTAAGACGGTAGACATCGGTGAAAACACTCTGAGCGCAAACGTGGTCTTCTTCGAGAAATTGGAAGGCGGCGAAGTTCAGTTCGGTACGCTCGCTAAGGGCGTCCCGGCGACGGCTCGGCTCAAGACGTGGGCCGCAGGCTTTGAGTGGACTGAAGACATGGAGCAGTGGGATTCGACATGGGAATTTGAAATGGTGAACCAGGCGTTTGGTCGCGCCTACAACTATTTCCTCAACCATGCCCACCTGTCTGTTTTCACAACGTTCACCTACACAGGTGCCAATCAGACCCCTGCCGATGCAACAGCGGGTGCTTCACTGGCTGAAAAAACGCTCCGCACATTCCAGGCTGCGTACAAGGAAGGTGTGGCTGCGACGATTGGCCGAACGTGGAGTGTAATTCTCGCGTCGGAGCAAAACCGTTTCCAGATCGAGGAAGCGTTGCTACAGCCGATCCGCGATACCCAGGGAAATGCACTGGCTCGCGTTCCGGTCGATGTCATCGTGTACTACGATGGTGCCTCAGTTGAAATGGGTACGGAAACGTATCTGTATGCAGGTGTCACTCCGGGCAAGTGTTACGCGATCTTCCCGAAGCGTCGTCTGCTGGAACTGGTGCATCATGATCTACTGATCGACTCTGATCGTCCCGACATTTCACGTCTTGTCGAGGCTCAGGTCATCGGTCGTACTCGGCGCGGCGTCTATGCAGACGTTGCAAACAGCGTCGAGGAAATCACACTCCCGTAGTGAAAAGCGTGGCATCCCCTTTGCTCACCGGCTTAGGGGATGCCTCCTACTTAGCGAGGGCGGTAATGGGAAGTCACAGTGCTGGCACAGGATTTCATGTTTCACTCGGCGGAAAAGCCACAGTCCACTGTGTGCATGACCGGATCAAGCGACAGGTGGTTACAGAGGAATTCGCAGCAGAGTTGCTCTTAGAGGCAACCGGGATCATCTACGATTCCAGAATTCACAAGCTGCACCAGTGCGCCTGTTGTGAAAATCTGTTTTGGGTTCCGCATTCTGAGCCGGTTTTCTGTAACCAATGCTCGGGGCGTCCAATTCATGCCATCGGCGGGCCACTACCGGAACCGAAGGGAGTTGTTGGATGAAAGTTTACGAGTGCGAGAGTACATCTTGCACACTGGGTACAAGAAAGACACCTGGGAAATTCACAGGTGGGGCGACCAAGGAACAGATCACTGTTCTTACGGGCGACCCTGAGCCTGAGCATTACGGTGAAGGTGTTTGCCCGTCATGTGGTGAATTGGCTACGAAGTCGCACACGGAGCCTGACCCCCATGAGGGAACAGACCCTTACGACGAACTTCATCAGGAAATTCATGCGCGTGTCATGGATGAAAACGATCCACTGACCAAGGATGATGCTCAGGCTGCGCTCATGGAATTGGTCGAGCCAGTTGTTGATGAAGAAGAGGATGATGAAGGGGATGACTCGTAATGGAGAGAATTCATTACAGAGACTACCTTCCATTTGAGCACGATCAGCTATTTCAAGCTCAGATGTGTCCAGATGAAGGTCTTGACCTTTGGCTTGGACAATTTCCTCTTAGCACAGCGAAATACACGTCACCGCTGAATCTTGCACTTTTCACGTCGCAGACAGCGACAACGGTGATTACACACGCTCAGACGTTCGCAAACATCACTGAGACCACCTACACGTCCTATGCGAGGCAGACCCTGGCAGCGGCAACGTGGGGAGCACTCGCAGAACGTCCGACGAACCTGGGGCGTCAGACGACGTATCCTCAGGTTACATTTCCGACCGTTGGTGCAACAGGTGCAACGAT